GGTGTGGATGTATTGTATCAAACTCAACTTATTGATGTAGGTGTTCAGAAAGAATATTCAGCTGCTCAAACAGCGATTGCATCGGCAGGTGCTCTTGTCGTTATACCTGCATTAAAAACAGTAGGTGCATCTATCAAAGAGTTTCGTAAAAGTGAGATAGCACCACAGTTTTTAGCATATAAAGAGTTCGATGAAAACATTCTTAAAATAAGTTTAGAGGATGCTAAGAAAGCACTTCGTAAACGAGTTAAAAAGGAAGTTCTTATTGATTCCGTTGATGAAAACTTTGGTTTAATAAAAGGAAGCACTAGAGATTTTCTAGCTTGGCCTAAGTTTAGAGATAAAGCAAAAGAACGTGTAGCAATACGTAATGAAAAATATTCAGATGACGAAGTAACAAATGCTTTCTTTCAATACTTCTTTTTAGGAGATCCAGATGGTAAAACAAAAGGTTATTATCAAGCTTTAAAAGAAGCAGGGTTTGTTGTTCACGAATCTATGTTAGAAGAAGTAAATAAAAAGACTGGTAGAAGCATTGGCATATCAGGTGTATTTGGTCAAAGTATTAAATTTCTTTCAGCACCTAAAGTTAAACAGATAGTTAAAAAGTTTGAGAAAGATACTGGATATAAACTAAGGTTTATGGATGAGGACGGTATTGTTATAACTGGAGATAACGTTACACCAGTAAGTCTTGCCTCACACTTTGCACGTCAAGCAAGTCTTGCAGGTGAAAGCTTGTGGCTACCATCTCACCTTAGTCGTTTAGAAAAAGCTGGAGTAGATATTAAAGATGCTGTAGCAATCGCAGGTGGTAATGCTAAACTAGCTGATGAACCTAAACGATTACAATATACCATGTCTGTTTATAAAAGACTTCTTACATCTCACTTAGCTACAACTGGTGCAAACGTAAAAGGTTTTACACAGCTTGTAGGTATTAACAGCCTTGCAGATTTTTTTACAGCTGCTGTCAATCTTGGTCAAGCACGTTTAGCTAAACTTGCAGGTGATACAGAGTCTGCAGAAAAATTTATGAATAGATCCTATGGCTCTGCAGTTGGTGCTATTCGTAGAGGAGTTGATGTATTATCTCCAGACATATCTATGGAGTACGCTGACAAAATACTTTCCTTAAATCCAGAGGTTGCTTCAAAATTATTTAGAGATGTTTCTGGTGATGGTGGTGTACGTGATGCTTTATCTGATTTTAATTTAGATAAGATTAAACGTAAACCAGGCAGTGTTCTTGAAGGATCAGAAGAAGCAGAGATGCTAGCGTTTAGAGGCATTGATGCTGTAACTAAAGGTGCTCAAACATTAACCATGGTTAGGCTACAAGATGAGCTAACTAAGATATGGTCTTTTGGTGCAAACCTAAATCAGGCAATCATGCGTGAATATGGCATGACATTTGAGAAGTTTTTTGATCCTGCTAAAGCTGCTGACACTGCACTTGAAATGTCATCTGATAGGTTTCAGAAAAATGTTTTAGATAAAGCAGTGTTTCGTACACTAAGAGAAACAGCTTCTGTCAATTGGTCCACACTTCCAGGAAAAGAATCTTTAATCTCTGCTAGAACTTGGGCAAAGAGTGTTGAAGCATTTACAAACAAAACTCCTTTAGGTTTTATAGTACCTTTTGGTAGCTTCTTAAATACTACAGTAGCAACCATGGCTGACTTAATTGGTATAAATGCCATGAGGTTTGCAGTTAAAAAGATGACAGGTCAAGAGTTAGACTTTGCAACTCGTGAGGGTGCAGAGGCACTAGGTAAAATGGCAGCAGGTTGGTCTCTAATTGCAACAGGTATTTATGTAACAGGTGGTGCTAAAGATAGAATAGAAAACAACCTAGCTTACAACCAAGATATGCAACCTGATGGTAGTATTCAAGATAGAAAATATGATTGGCCTGTCTCAACTATGAGACTCTTATCTCAGATAGGTGCACATGGTTTAGGTGTAGATAATAATTGGGAATGGAGTGAAGTTCCTACAGATCTTTGGAAAGAATTAGCAGTTCAAGTTGGTGGGCAAGCTGTAAGAGATCTAGATGCTACAGGTCAAACTATTGTTTATGCAAGTGAGCAAGCTCTAGAGGGTAATTTTCAACCTTTAGAAGATATGTTTGGTGGAGCCACAGCTAGAATTACTCAAGGTGCAACAAGACCACTTGATCCTATCAACCAAGTTTGGGGCATGGTATCTGATGCTAACTTAAATCCTGATCGAAGACAGGGTGCAGAAACTCAAAATCAAATGCTTCGTTATATTGATAATGTACTTGGTAATACAAACGAAAGTATGCCAAGACGAGCTACTCCAACAAGAGGTAGACAGTTTGTCCCAGATATAGGAAAACAAATACTTGGAAATAGAACACTTCAAGTTCCTAATCTAATAGAGAAGATGATGAATGCTGCAGGTAGACCTTACTGGAAGTCAATACGTTTTGATGGACCTGCAGAGATTAAAAATAAAATGGATGCATTAGCAGCTCCGTTCTTTGAGACAAGAGCTTTAGAATATTTAAAAAAGAATCCAGATTATTTTAGATTACCATTAGCACGTAAACAAAAGATATTAGATACGATATCTGAAAAAGTTAAAGGGGATGTAACCGATATTGTAAAAACAGGTATGCCTAAAAGTATAAATGTTTTAAGAACTCTTTCAGGTAAAAATAAAAAAGAAGTTAGAAACGTTATGAAGTTTCTAGGTATTGAAGGTAGTATAGAGGACTTATTAAAAGAGGAGGATGGTCTCCAACAACTATTACGAATACAAAGTCTAGTTGATAGCTACGATGATATATTCTACGGAGATCTAGACTTAGACTAAAACAAAAGGGGGCTAAACGCCCCCTCTTTTTTATGTATCATCTTCTAACATATAGTCTGCCCAATCAAAAGATGCTTTCTTAATTTCTTGCATTCTCCAAGTCTGTCTACCTGATGAGATGAAACCACCCATAGCTTGACCTGCTAAGTATAAACGAGGTGTTAATTCTTTTACCTTAGCAGGTTTACGTTTTTGTTGAGCAAACTTTTTAGCTTCTTCTTCGAGACTCTTTGTCAAGTACTTGCTCCTTGTTTTTGAAGTAGGCTTTGTTAAAGCCAAACTCCCAGTCCCTATGATCCTTAGTATTTTGAGGGTAGGGATTAGTTAGGTTTCCTACTAAGAAACCTCTGTAGCCTTGATTAAATGGCTTGGCTACTTTCGCTTTTGTAGTTGGACTAGTGCGCTTAGATACCATTGTGCTTTCTCCAAATCTTGTACACCATTTTTATATCGCCATCTGTGGAGATACTTTGCAATATTACCTCTGTAATAACCTGTTAACTCTTCATCTGTCAAGAAGTCTTCTATATACTTAATACATTCTATTGTGCCTTGACCGTAGTGTTGAGGCTTTTTTACTGGATCATAGTCATTACCCATAGTCAGTGTTGTAGGACTATCGTCAGTTATAGTTACAGTATCTTTAGATAACTCTGCTATCGCATCATCAAAATTTATCATAAGTTTATTAACTCCGCTTCTTGGTATGGAATATGAAAGAATGTCTCACCTTTTGGGATTCTCCTACCGACAGCAACCTTGAGTGTATCATCTGTCATAAGAGTATCCTTTATACGCCATGCTTTGTCCATAAATTTATTTAAGACGTAAAAGTTTAACACTCCATTTTGATCTTTATATTTTTCTACGAGTCTCCTTTTTCTTCCTGGGATTCTAATCTCAGCCCAATGCTCAGGCCATTCATCTTTCCAAGATGACTTAACTTCTACTTCATTAAAATAGGTAAACCCATCTTTCGTAGAAACTATATCAGCATCAAAAGTTTCTTTGTCCTTAACAATAGTGTGTCCTTTTGATATCAGATAATCTGACAGAGTTTTCTTTGATGGCTCATCTACCAGATCATAAATATCTTTTCTAAAAGGTCTAACGTGAACTTGCATACTATGCTGCTTGCAGTAGTATCTTCTTTTTCATACTCTGAAAGCTTTGCCCAGTCAATACTTTTTGGCATTATTTTTGATAATTTTTTATAATCGTCTTTTGTGCAACTCTGGTATGGAGCTTGCTGATAAGTGTGTTCGTTGTAGGGTAAGAAACTTACTCCAGACATCTCATCAAAATGCTCGTAAACAAATGCACCTACTTCAAACCATTCATCCTTTCTTACATTAATTGTTACGCTAGGTTTATGTTCACACCAATGTCTTTGATACACTAACCAAGTTTTTAATTGTTGAATAGCTGAGACATTGTCAGTGACAACTGCTCCTTGGGGAGCTTTAACTGGAAATGAGAACACAGTTGTTTGATCTGGCTTCATAAAATCAGCTTCACTTGGAATGCCTTGATCTTTCATAAACTGTGTGAGTGGGTCTTTGTTATCTCCTCTGACGGTTCTAATGTAATGATGTGAATGACGTGCATGGATTCCAGAGGCAGAGTCAACCAATTGTGATACTGTGCCTGATGGTTTGACACACGTAATTGCTGCGCTTGGTGTAATGCCAAGGCGGTCAGCCCAATCAGTATTAGTAGAAATAGCAACTTCTCGTAAATGTTCAAGAGTATTCTCCAATCCTTTGTTTTTAAGTGTTAGTAATGGGTTATCCATTATCCCTGTGAGAGACACACCGAGCAGTCG